TCATTGTTTCAAGTATTGCTTGTAAGTTTTGTCCTGATGGTTGTAATAGATACGGTTTTGTATCAGCTGTTGTTGTATCACCTAATGTTATAATTGCTCCTGCTCCCGCGGTTGCGGAAGTGGCCTCATCTTTGACAAGCGTTGGATGGTTTGTTAATCTAATTAATGACTCTGCTTCACTAGCCATATTAAAAAGATTTAATTGTTGTTCTGCTATTGATTCTAAATCTCCTGACCCTATTCCTCTAATTGGTGATCGTTGTGAATAAACCCATACTGCTGGAATAACACCTAATGAGTTAGGTTTTGATTCAATTAGTTCTAAAGGATCTTTTCTTTTAGCATCATAAGTTTCTAAAGTAATTTCTTCTTTAGTCCAAGTTCTACAATAATAAGTTGTAGTTTGTCCTATTGTTTTTTTATCTTCTTCTAAAAATTTAACATATTGTAATTCGTAATGTCCTGATGGAAGTCTTGCCCAATGCCAATCAATTACATTTTCAGGTGTGTATATTGTAGCATATGGTCTAATATCTTGTTCTAATTCTTCTGCTCTTGTGCCTACTACTGATTCTGGTCTATCAATTAAAACAACACAATGTCCATATATTGAACTTTGTATGTTGACATCTCGCATAAAACTTTCCCAAGTTCTACCTTCCATATCAGCATCTTCTAAAAAGTTTTCTACTTCTGGTGCTCCTTCTAAAGAACCAAAATCTCTTTTAGGAGGATTACGAAAAAGGAATGAATTATAAATGTGAATAATTGATTTACAATGATTATCTAAAGGTGTTTGTGTTAGTCTTTGCATATACTCAGAGTCTGATTCAAACACATAACGAGTAAGATATTTGCCTAATTTATATTGGGCACCACCTAAATAACTTCGTTGTAAGAATTTCCACCTGCCTATATGATTAATATATTCTGGATGAACAGGCAAATTAGCAATTGGATTACCGTCCCCCCTTAGTTGTGCATTTGAAAAATTATATTCAGCCATTTAATTAAACTCCTGTTTTAACAATAAATCTTTGTGGAACTGTTGGTGTAAAGTTTCTTGTAATTGGATATAAAAATGAAATTAAGTATCCTAAAGCATCATTCATATGGTCCAATCCTTGTGTTTTATCTGGCAACGAGGTTCCCTCTTTGTAGCATTGTTTCGCAATACTATTTAACGAATTCTTGGCTCTGGGGTGGAAGATAACAGTTCGTATGCCTGCTGACGAACAAAGTTTTGAATTAACAGAATTTACTCTGTCTCTGACTGCCATATGTCTATATGGAACCTTACAAGCAAATCCCGCATTATTTAAAATAGATAAGTCCGTCTTGCCTCCAGCACTTGTTCTTCTTTGTCTACTTGCTGGATCAGGATAAAATATTATCTTTTTGTTCTTATATCTGTTGTGTATTTCTTGAACCATTTCATCTGTATTAGATGACCATATTTGTATTTCATCAAACACATAAACAATATTATCTTTAATATATGATACTACTGCTGACATAGGATCTAAGTTAAAATCACCGCCAATATGATATGTTGTTATATCTTCTGGAACTTCAAAATGTTTAACATTGTGTTTTATATCAAATCCGTAATATACAATACCTGAATAGGTTTCCCAAGTTGCTTCATATTCTTGTCTAAATGTTTTAGCATCTAAATCTTTTCTTGCTTGTTGTATTTCATCATCATCAACCCAAGAACCTTGAAGTGTCGTGTAAGAAAAGGATTGCCAGTCAGTCTCAGTTTGATCTTGTCCTCTTTGATATAAGTCGTGAAACCAATTCATCCCTTTTGGTGTTCCACAGAATAATGCTTTGCCTTTGGTATCTGATAATGTGGGTCTTAATACAGCACTCCATGATGATTCAGAAATATCAGCCGCTTCGTCCATTACTAAAAAATCTATACCTACTCCTCTTAAAGAGTCTGGATTATCTGCTCCTCTTAGGCATATACGACTGCCGTTCTTTAAGAATATAGTAAGTTCTGCTTCGTTTATTCTATTGACCCATCTTAAGTCTTGTAATATTTTTTTAATTTGAACCCAAGCAATTTGTTTTGCTTGTCTATAAGAAGGTGCCACATACCAACAATTTCTGTTAGGTATTCTTGCTACATAACATAATTCTCTAATTGCTAATGTGGTTTTGCCAAATCGTCTGCCAGTGACTAATACTCTAAAACGGTGTTCATCTTTAGCCACTACCTGTTGAAGTTCAGATAGTTTCATATACTATAATTATTCTTCCCAAGGAAGTGGTGCTGTATTTTCTTGATCTGTTGGAGTGTCTTTTTGATCCAAGTATTGTTTTCCTAACCAAATAAGCATTCTCACGTCGCCTTGTTTAGCCTTTTCCATTTGAAGATGTCTTAAAGTTTTATTACCTTCAGAACGACCTTTGCTGATTATACCTGAATATCTTTTTTCTAATGAAGCAACTGTTGTACCAACTACTTCCGCAATTTCTTTATATGTACAATGAAGTGTTGCTAACTTAAAAATTAAGTCTCTGTCTAATTTATAATGTTTAGGTTGTTCTTTCATTATGCTTGTTTGTCTCCTACAACAATTCTAAAGTGTCTTGCATCTGTGTTACTGTCTGTTGTGACTACTTTTACTCTTACATTATAAACATTGCCATCTGTTCCTGCATTTAATCTTATATTTGTGATTGCACCAGTTATCGTAACATCTGTTCCTGCACTTGTAGGAAAGGCTAAAGGTGCGGCATCGCCTGATATAGTTTCTATTGTGACTACTGCTGAGGCTAAACCATCTCCTGATGGCAACCAATCAGTCCAATCTAAACCATATTGAACATTCGCTTGGCTGTCTTTTGTAATGTATAAGCCTTTGTTATCGCTTTTGAATCCTGTTAAATTAGCCATTATGTTTCGCTCCTTACTCTTGGTGTTGAATAAATGCCTGTAAGACCAGGAATTTTCAACTTATGAACCCTTGTTTCTTCCAATACATTTTCCAGTCTTGTTTCACTGCTGATAATATTTAAGCGATTTTCTTCTTGAACCACCGTTGAACGAGATTCTGTTGGAACAACAAATGTTCTTGTCTCTGCATCAACCGTAATAACTCTATAAGGATCTGTCTGTGTTATTAATAAACCAACACTTAATTGACTTGCAAGAACACTTAAAGTTAAAGATGGATCATATTTAATATGACCAATAAATGATGTTGTAAAGGCACTTGCTGGTGTATCCTCAATATCATATTTGACAAATACCGTTCCAAGTGTAAATGTTAATGCACTTGATATTGCTATTTCTTCATCTAAAGCATACTTGATAGTTGCTGTAAAAGACGTTGTGAATGCGGCTGTAATAGGCAATTCACTTTCAAGTATATTTTCAAGAAAATCAACATCACTTACTGCTAATGTAAATGCAGAAGATAAATCTTGTGTGACATCAATAAGACCTTGTGCTGTTGCTGTAATTGTAAATGCTGATGATAAACTTGGTGCCGCGGCTCTGGCTAATGCCGCATCCTCCGTAATTGTAAATGCACTTGATATAGCAGATGCCCCACCAACTTTTAATAAAGGTACGGTATCTGCCTGTGTAAAGTTTGAAATGAATCCAAATGTTCTATTCCAGGTATTATTTGGCCACTCATCCCATTGTCCTTCATCGCCAAGCCAAGTTCCGTATGTCCAATTATCCCAAGTATCTGTTGTAAGATCATCCCATTCATATTCAGCGTCGTTAGTGTATCCACCTTTAACATATCCAGTTACAATAAATGGATTGTTTGAAAATTGATTCCAAGTATAATCACCTAAGACATCAAATATCATATTACTATCAAACGATGTTGTAGCCGCTGAAGCTAAATTAACTACTGCTGGTCCTAAAATTAAAGTAGGTGTGACTGCAAATGTGAAAGCACTACTGGCCGCCACTGGATCCATTTTAACAAAATTATATGTTGTAGATTGAAACTCTGTTGTAGAACTTAATTCTTTTGTAATATCAACTATAAATGAGGGAGTGATGGCAATACTGCTTACCATTCCCATTTCAGTTGCTGGTGCTATTTTGAAATTCTCTGTATCTTCTGTTATTGTAAATGCGGAGTTGACTTCTAACTCTCCGTGTCTTACTAATGCACTTGCGTCGTTTTCTGAAAATGTAAATGCACTTGAAAAAGCAGGAATAGTATGGTCACTATCTGACCCATCCATAATAATGTCTGTGGCTTCCCACGATCTTACTAAAGTTCCTGTTGAAGCGTGTGTATGTGTGAAAGTTTCGTTCGCAGAACCATCAAACGCCACGGAAATATTAACGGTAGATGTATTATTACCTCCTAGTATTTGTAATTGACTGGCCTCTATCATTGTGACAGCACTACCAGAGTTTGTTAATGTTCTTGTTGGAAATGTGTATGGTGTAGGTAATCCTTTCATACTATTATAGATAACAGTATTGGAGCCATTTAGTGTTTGTCTCCAACTTGAAGAAGAAAGATATAATCCGTCTAATGTAGTTGTATGATAACTTGTTTCAGAATCATATCTATTATCTAATTCTGAAGCATTTATAGTAACCGTAGAAGCACCTGTAAAAACTGCTTTACATCTTGTAGATGGAATACCAATATATGATTGTAATGCTGAATCACTTGTGTTTTCACCCAAGCCAATAATTGATGCTCCTGATACTGGATTCTGTGATGGTGGTGAATATGTCTGATTTAATGTAACACTATTAGTGCCGTTAGCATTAAGAGTCCATTCTTTTCTTGATGCTGAACCAAACCCAGGCCGTGACTGGTTTGTACTTTGAACCGTAGGTGATAATGAATAACTGGTTTGAGTTGTGCTATATCTATTGACTCTATTACTGCTCATAAGGAGTTCCTCCTTATGCTAATGATACCGTAAGATTTCCAGTTGAGACAGTAAACTGATCTCCGCTACTTACAGTCTTGGATGTTGTAAGTTGGCCAAAGAATAATACATTGCCATTTACCGCCGTAGCATGATCTACGATTGCTATGCAAGTCACAGTTGCTCCTAATGATCCTGTTGTTGAATCATAATTTGCAGTTGCTACTGGAAATGTCACTGTTGAACTTGATGCACTTGAACCTGAACTTGCCGCCGCAAAGTCAACTGATTGTCTTGCGTATGCTGTTCCTGAAGTTGTCACTTCGTAATAACCCCAGTTACCTGTACCTGAAGTAGTATTGTCTCCACTTTCTAATGCAGTTAAAACCGTTCCTGCTGTTCCAGTGAATAAAGCAACATATAAAGCCGCTGGTGATGTAAAGTTTCTTGCGCCTTCACCAAGGACATGGTCTAACACTTCTAATTCTAAATAATTTGATGCCGCTGACATTATGTTTTCTCCTTAATTGTTATAACACATTTATTTATTAAATTATGATACCTTAACCTCTACTTGAATCAGTTAAGTTATTTTCACAATGAAACAATGCTATTGTATTTTCATCTGGTGTAAATGCTGATGTTGGTTGAGTAATACTTACACCTGAATATCTGGCAATATTACTAATTCTAATTTCATCAAATACCACAGCAGGCCCATCAGAATTTCTTGTTCCTCTAAAACCAAATGCACAAGCTTTACGTTCGCCTGTATAAGAAAATGTTGGTTCAGGATTTATTTTTCTGCTTCCATTCATCCACCAATTTATACCGCCACTACCATCACTTACTAATGCAACATGAACCATTTGTTCTGCAAAACTATCATTATTTTCAAGTTGGTCACTACCACCCGCATACAAATAAACATAATCGCCATTAGCTTTAATATATTCTGTAGTTGTTGTATCATCTAAGTTTTCACCTATTAAAGTAGTTTCAAATATAGCGTGTGATTGATATTGGGCATTAGTATTTGTAAGTCCTAACCAAAATTCTATTGTCCACGCAAAGTTTGAATTAAATCTAAAATTAGTATCTGTTGGATATATTGTTAATGTTGAATCTGTATCATCATATACTGTGGTGCTACGATTTGATTGTATTGCATAAGAACCAAACTTTTTCAAACTTGTTGTGCCTGTAAAATCACCATTCCATTCTGAATCATCCCAAACAGCAGACTGAGTATTTCCTATTGAAACACCTGAACTTGTTAAAATTGATTTTGCAAAACCTATTGGCATTTAATCTCCTATGCTAAGGCTAATGCTATGTTGCCTAAGTAATTTGTTCCGTCGTTGAATACAGTGGCTACATCTATTCCTGCCGCTGTCGTAGTTAATGTAGGAGCACCTCCTGGAAACTTAACAGCAGTTGATCCTGATGTACCCCAACTTGCTGTTCTTGAACCTGTGCCGTCTTGTGTAATAATAATTGTTACTGAACCACCTGTTGGTAAGTTTGTAATATTAAATTCTGTATTAACAGCAAGAGTGACTGTATGAACAGGAGCCAATGTGCAATCAACCGTGATTGTTGATGAACTTGTTAGTGTGTTTATATCTTCTTTGTAA